CGCTTCCCCAACTGCAAGTACGGTCCGGATCTCTGGGCGTGCGAGCTTCTCGACGAGATCGGAAAGAAGGTCCGAGCGCAGGCGTTCGACGGCGTGCATGCTGTGCCGGCGCTGCGCACGGCAGTGTCGTCCGGTCACGGCGTCGGAAAGTCAGCCCTTACCGCTTGGCTCGTCGACTGGATCATGAGCACCCGCCCGTATTGCCAGGGGACGGTGACAGCCAACACGGCCGTCCAGCTCTCAACGAAGACATGGGCGCGCATCGCGGCATGGTCCCGCAAGCTCATCAATGCGGACTGGTTCACGATCAACCAGGGCAAGGGCAACATGCGGATGACTTGCAGGTTCAGCCCTGACGACTGGTTCGTCGCTGGCGTCACGTGCCGCAAGGAGGAGGCTGAGAGCTTCGCCGGCCAGCACGCCGCGAACTCCTCGAGCTTCTACATCTTCGACGAGGCCTCCGGCATCCCGCGTGAGATCTGGGAGGTGGCAGAGGGCGGCCTCACTGACGGCGAGCCGTTCTTCTTTGCGTTCGGCAACCCCACGCAGAACAGCGGACGCTTCTACGATTGCTTCCACCGCGAGCGTGAGCGCTGGATCCTGCGAACCGTCGACTCCCGTGCGTGCCAGCTGCCGAACAAGGACACGATCGCAGAATGGGCGGACGCCTATGGCGAGGACAGCGACTTCTTCAAGATCCGTGTGAAGGGCGAGTTTCCCGGGCAGGGCTCGAACCAGCTCATCGCGACCGAGCTTGTCGAGGCGGCAATGGCGAGACCTCAGCCGCCTTACGATGCCAGGCGCGACACGATTGCATTCATCGGCGCGGACGTGGCCCGCTTTGGCGACGACGCGAGCACGATCGTCGTGCGCGTCGGCAACGCAGTGCCCAAGCGCGAGCGGTACCGCGAGCTCGACGGATGGCAGTTCGGCGCGCAGATTGCACGCGTGATCGACTGGGCGCTCGAGACGCTGCAGGTCGACACCGTCTATTGCAACGTGGACGAAACGGGCGTGGGCGCGTCGCCCGTCGACTACCTCACGCACAACGGTTACGCGCAGTACGTTGCCGGCATCAACTTCGGCTCGAAGGCCGACGAGTCAGAGAAGTACTTCAACAAACGCTCGGAGATGTGGTCCTTGATGCGCGACTGGCTCAAGGGCGGCGGCTGTCTCGACTATGACGAGCAGCTGAGGGAAGACCTCACGGCGCCCGAGTATCAGTGGACGCCCAAGATGCAGCTCCAGCTCGAGAGGAAGGACGACACCAAGGCCCGCATCGGACGCTCGCCAGACGATGGCGACGCGCTCGCTCTCACCTTCGCAAGGCGCGTGAGCCTGCTCTCGGCTCCTGCCTTGCGCCGTGCCCGCGAGCGAGCCAGCGCGGAGAGCGGCCGCAGCCGATACCAGGCTGTGCCCGCGAGACGCTGGTAGTTCGGATGATTCGTCGACCACCATGGAGAATGCCCGCATGATTGACGTTCGAGCCCTTACGCACAGCGAGTTCTTCGGCGACCCGAACCTCGAAGCCCTTATTGACGCTTACCGCAAGGAGTGCGCCAACAAGGCCTTCGGCGACGTGCCGCCGCCTGACGTTGAGCAATACCGCAGGCTTTACGAGCTGGGACAGCTGGTTGTCCTCGGCGCGTATGACGGCGAGAAATTGGTGGGCTTTGTCCTGCTGCTCGTCACTGCGGTGCCGCACTACGCCGGCATGCCGCTTGTCGTTGTGGAAAGCATCTTCTGCGATCCCGGCTACAGGCATAAGGGAGTAGGCAGGGCGCTGCTCACGCACGCTCGGGAAGTAGCCTTCTCGCGCAAGGCGGCAGGGGTCTACGTGACCGCTCCGGCAGGCAGTCGTTTCGAGCGCCTTCTGCAGCTGACTGCGAGGCACACGAACACGACTTTCTTCCTGCCTGCGAAGGAGGAGGCATGAGCACCGTGCCGGCATGCACGACTGGCGCCCTGGTGGCCGTGCGGCAGTTTGAGGATTTCCTCAAGAGCCTGCCGCAGGTGCGCCTCGAGCGCGAGAACCTGCTTCATGCAGGCTGCTACTGCAGGACGCTATACGTCCCGGAGGGCATCGTGCTGACGGGAGCGCTCATGAAGCTGCCGACCATCCTCATCGTTTCGGGCCACGTCCGAATGACGGTGGGCGACAGGGTCGAGGAACTGAAGGGCTACCGTGTGATGGCGTGCGAGGCCGGTCGAAAGACTGCTTTTCGCACGCTGGGCGCGACGGCAATCACCTGCATTTTTGCAAGCAACGCCTCTTCGCCAGAGGAGGCAGTCGGCCAGATGACCGACGACACACTGATGGAGATTTGAGACATGTCCGGTGCAATCACAGCCGTGGCCGCCGTAACTGCCGTAGCGGCAACTGCCTACTCGGCATACTCCTCGAAGCGCGCAGGCGACCGGCAGGCCGCAGCCGCAGAACGTCAGGCCAAGCAGGCGGAAGAAGCCGCGAAACAGGCCGAACAGGATCAGAACCGCGCGAACCGCAGAACCCCTGACATCATGGGGCTGCTTGAGGCCAACACGGCGCCGGGCGCAGGCCTCGGCGGTACGAGCCTGACCGGAGCCCAGGGCGTCGACCTCGGCGCTGGACTGCTGGGAGGCGGCAACAATCTGCTCGGAGGCTAACCATGGCAGAGTCGGTTGATCTCAAGGATTTGCGCGCACGCTTTGAAAACATCAAGGCGGCGCGCTCTCCGTACGAAAGGGAATGGCGCGATCTGCGCGACTTCATCGAACCCGAGTGCGGTCGCTTTGAGACAACCGCACTTCAGGATGCCGTGCGCGACGATAGGTGGGAGAAGATTGTCGACCCCTGCGCGACAGATGCGGCAGATGCTCTGGCCGCCGGCATGCTGGGCGGCATGACGTCTCCGGCGCGCCCGTGGTTTCAGCTAACGACAATGAATGCCGATCTTGACGAGGCTTACGACGTCAAGGCGTGGCTCTCGGACGTAACTGAGATCCTGCAGATGATCTTCGCGCAAAGCAATGTCTACGAGGCACTGCACAAGGCCTACCTCGAGCTTGCTGTTTTCGGCACCGCCTGCGTCGTAGCACTCCCGAGCCCGCGCACTGTGATCAACCTTGAGCCGCTCACGATTGGCGAGTACTGGCTCGCGGAGGATGACGAGGGGAACGTTTCGACGATGTTCCACCAGTACAGCATGACCGCTGAGCAGATGATCCGCCATTTTGGCCGCGACGCTGTCAGCCAGTCTGTTCGTGACTCGTTCGACAACAACAAGCGACAGCAGCGCTACGTGATCATCCAAGCGATCGAGCCGCGCATGGAGCGCGACCCCGACAAGGTCGATCAGGAGAACATGCCGTGGCGCTCGGTGCACTTCGAATACTCGAGCAAGGACATTGGCGACAAGCCCCTGCTCGTTGAGGGCTTCACGCACTTCCCGGCGCTTTGCCCGCGCTGGCTCGTGAAGTGTGGCGCCACCTACGGCACAGGCGTGGGCGCAAAGGCGCTTCCGCTCGTCAAGACTTTGCAGGGGCAGCAGGTCGATGCTTCATACGGCATCGGCTACATGGCAAGGCCGCCCCTGCAGGTGCCGGACACGATGGAAGGACGAGAGCACGACCTGCGTCCGGGCGGCATCGTCTACGTTGCCCAGGTCGGACAGAGCAATCAGATCGTGCCGGCAATGAACGTCAACTTCAACCTTCAGCACCTCGATGTCATGATGCAGCGAGGCGAGAAGAAGATCGAGTCGATGTTCTTTAAGGATCTGTTCCTGATGCTCTCGAACAGCGCTCGCGACACTCGCACGGCTTACGAGGTCGAACAGCTCCAGCAGGAGAAGATGCTCATGCTCGGCCCCGTGCTCGAGCGCGTCCACGGCGAGCTTCTCTCTCCGCTCATCAGCGCCGCCTACGACTACGCCGAGCAGGCTGGTCGCATTCCACCGCCCCCTGAGAGCGTTGTCGGCTCCGGCCTTTCGGTGAACTACATCTCCGTGCTCGCCTTGGCGCAGAAAGCCTCCGCGCTTAACGGCTACACCAACTTCTTCCAGATGCTCACCGCCATCAGCCAGGCTCTGCCCGAGGCTAATGTCGGCGATCTGCTCGATGCGGACGCCTACCTGCGCCGCCTGGCAGACATGCTCGGCATCGATCCGAAGCTCCTCAGGAGCGAAGAGGTCATTGCGAGAATCCGCGACTCGAGGAACGAAGCAATGGCGCAGCAGGCTCAGCTCAACCAGATGCAGCAGATTGCCGGCGCAGGAAAGGACCTCTCCGCTATCCAGGCACCGAGCTCTCCGCTCGCCGCGCTGCAGGGCTATTGATCCTAAAGGTGTTCGGATGATTCCGAATGCCTCTAGGACAATGCCCGCATGACACAGCGCGATGTTTTCGAAACCGAGCGCCGGCGTAAGGCCGACGCTCTCAAACAGGAAGCTAACGCCCTCGAGGAAATCGAGGACGCTCAGTTCGTTCTGAGTTCTCAAGAGGGCAGGCGCTTTCTCTATCGACTCCTTGGTGACTGTGGCGTGTGGCGTTCGTCTTTCAACACGAACGCCCTTGCCATGGCCTTTTCCGAGGGTCAGCGAAACGTCGGTCTGCTTCTGCAGGCTCGGCTCATAAAGGCCGACGCTCGTCATTTCCAACTTATGCTCGAGGAACACGACGGTGACAGACCAAAACAACCTTAACGTGACTCAGCCTGCAGGTCAGCAAGTCGCTCCACAGCCTGCAGCCAACCCTGCGCCGACTCCGGCGGCAGGCGCTCCGGCGCCCGCTACTGGAGCCCAGCCGGCCGCAGCGACCAGCCAGAACGCACCGGCAGGGACGACCGCGCCGGCAGCCAATCCGGCTCCAGCTGCAGCTGATCCGGGACAGGGCTCCCTGCTTCAGACTCAGCCGACCGAGGGTGACCAGCCCAAGGACGGAGAGAAGAAGGAGGAGAACCCGACGCTCGGCGCACCCGAGAAGTACGACATCAAACCGATCGACGCTTTCAAGGACGTCAAGCCCGAGGAGGCTCCGATCGTTTCGAAGTTTCTGTCGACAGCCAAGGAGCTCAACCTGAGCAACACGGCGGCGCAGAAGATTTACGACGCCATCGCACCGATGCTGGCATCTCAGCCGGCGGAGGCCGTGGCGACTGTTCGACGCTCGGGCATTGAAGCGACAAAGAACGATGCCGAGCTTGGAGGCACCGCCTTCAACGAGAACCTGAAGGTGGCCGTAAAGGGTTTCAACGACGGGCGCTTTGTGACGCCTGCGTTCCGCGACCTGATGCAGCAGACCGGACTGGACTCTCATCCTGAAGTCGTGCGCCTTTTTTACCGCATCGGCAAGCTGACCGGTGAAGGGCAGTTCTTCCGCGACCGTGGTGCGGCTCCCGCGCCGTACGACATCCGCAGACGCTATCCCAACACCAAGAACCTGAATCCGTAAGGAGAAATTTATGCCCTACGTTCCCAATACGACCGGCCTGTACACTCTGGCCGAACTCGCTGAGATGGATGCCGGCAAGGCGATTGATCCGACCGTTGTCCATACGCTCATTGACTGCCAGCCGCTTTTTGACCAGGCTCCGCTCCTGCCTTGCAACGACGGTACGCAGAACAAAACGGAGATCGTGACGGAGTACCCTGATCTGCAGGCGCATGCGTTCAACGAAGGCGTCGACCCGGTCAAGGCTCACAGCCACTTCCGCACCGACGCGACGGCCATGTTCTCGGCCTATACCGTGATCGATGCGAAGATGTTCAAGCGCAACAACAACAGCGCTTCTTGGCGTGCTCGTCAGGAAGAGCGTTATCTGCGCGGCTTCGCTCACGGCATGGCCACGCGCGTCTTCCAGGCTTCTCTCAAGAACGATCCGAAGAGTTTCGACGGCTTCGGCTGCCGTTACGTGAAGAAGTCCGATCAGGTGATCGACGCCCTGGGTGGTGCGGCTGTTCCGTCCAACCACAAGCTGATGGACATTTGGCTCATCAACTGGGACAAGGCTCTCGTGCATCTGATCCACCCGGATCAGGGTCTCGCTGGTCTCGTCTCGACTGACCGCGGTGAGCAGGACGTTTACGACGCCAACGGCAAGCGCTTCCGCGGCCTGATCACCGACTACGACTGGGATATGGGCCTCGCTGTTGAGGATCCGTATCAGGTCATCCGCATCGCCAACGTCGACGTGACGGCTCTCATGGCCGACGCCACCGCTTCCGGTGTTGCCGACCTGCAGACCCTCATGATCAAGGCTTCCGAGCGTCTGCCCGATGGTGCTGGTGCTCAGTGCGCCTGGTACATGCCCAAGGCGATCCGCGAGGCTCTGCGCCTGCAGATCCTTGCCAAGCCGAACCTGCAGCTTACGATCGAAACGATCGCCGGCCGCAAGGTTTCTGCATACGACGGCGTGCCTGTGCACAAGCTGCCCAACGCCGTGCTCGGCCAGTACGCCGCCGCCATCGGCCGCTAATCAATAGGAGGATCACACTATGATCATGGATGCCAAGCTGGTCTTCAGCTACGCTCAGACGCTCGCCGCCGGCGTGTCCGCCAATGTCGTTGACTTCGGGCAGGCTAAGCCCCGCATGGGTCTCATCGGTCGCGACTACTTCATCGTCGTTCGCGCCGGTGAGGACTTCGCCTGCACGTCCCTCAAGGTCGAGGTGCAGGAATCCGACGACAACGAAACGTTCGAGACGACCTTCGCCACGAAAGCCATTGCCGACTTCGAGCAGGTCGCGATTCCTGTCCCGCGTGAACACAAGCGCTACATGCGTCTGAAGTTCACCCCGGCAGGCACTGCCGCAGGCAAGGTGCACGCGTTCATCGTTGACAACCTCTCCGAGGTTGAAGGCTTCGAGCGCGAAGTGCAGTAATCGCCGATCATCAGCCAGTCGGTTGATTTAGGACGGGGGCCTCGCGCCCCCGTTTTAGCAAGGAGACACTCATGAGTACCGCAGTTGACATCTGCAATCTGGCGCTGTCTCGCGTGGGCGATGCGGCGACGCTCTCGGGGCTGAATCCCCCCGAGGGGTCGGCAGAGGCCGATCATTGCCGGCGGCTCTACCCGCTCGCGAGAAACAACCTTTTCGAGGCGCACAACTGGACGTTCCTGACGCGTCGCAAGGCGCTCGCCGAGTTGAAGGCGGACAGCTTCGCCTGGAAGCACGTCTACTCTCTGCCGGCTGACATGATTCATGCGATCGGCGTCTTCTCGAGCGACGACAAGTTCTGCGAACACTCGTGGAATTACGAGATCGAATACACAGACACCGGGCGCGTGCTGTACACGGACTGCGAGGACGCGACGCTCAGATATACCCAGCACACCGAGGAGGCTGAGCGATTCTCGCCGCTCTTTGTTGATGCACTCGGGTGGCTCTTAGCGACCTATCTTGCAGGCGCGATCATTCGAGGAAAGGGTGGCGCAGAGGTTGCCAGGGCGCTCACGCAGGGCTACCAGCTCGCGCTCACGCAGGCGATCAATCGCGATGTGGCGCAGAGACAGAAGCCGTCTGCACACTATCCCGCGTGGATGCGGTGGAGAAGGGGGATCGTCCATGGCACGGATTAACCAGAGAGCTTTTTCGGGCGGCGTGATCTCGCCCTCGATGATGGCCCGCTATGACGACGTGAAGTACCAGACGGGGCTCGCAGTCTGCAGGAATTTCATCTGCCTGCCACAAGGGGCACTCGAGAATCGCCCGGGCTTTTCCTACGTGGCGTCGGCAAAGATTCCCGGCTCCCGGACCCGCCTCGTCGCGTTCAACTATTCGGTCGGACAGACGATGGTGCTCGAGTTCGGCGCGGGCTACGTGCGGTTTCATACGCAGGGCAAGACATTGATGGCGAACGGCTCGCCTTATGAAGTTGCGACGCCATACGCAGCGGAAGACCTCGATGAGCTCTACTTCTGCCAGAGCTCTGACGTGATGACCATCACGCATCAGAAGTACACGCCGAGAGAACTCCGCAGATACGGCGCGCTCGACTGGCGGCTTGCGACAATCAACTTTTCCCCCAGGCTTGCCACTCCTACCGGCGTGGCAGCGACTAGAACGTCGACCGCTGCAGAGGACCAGAACGCCGACAAGTACGTCTGGTACTACAAAGTGACCGCGCTCAACGAAGACAAGACGGAGGAGTCGCTCCCGTCCGTAGCGGTAAGCTGCAGGGCAAACTTGTACGCCACCGGCACGGTCGTGACCATCTCATGGAATGCCGTCTCGGGCGCAAAGTTCTACCGCGTGTACAAGGCGGAGGGCGGTCTCTACGGTTACATCGGCGACACGGAAGGCACGTCGATTACTGACGAAAACATCGCCCCGGAAAAGGACGTGACGCCTCCTTACTACTCGCCTGTCTTTACCGAAGCTGGCGGCATTTCCTCTGTGAGCGTGACCAATGGCGGCTCCGGATACGTGAACTACGAGCGAGGCGTTGCGGACTACCGCGGCAACCTGGTTCCGACGTCACAGTATCTTGGCACAGCCACTGGCGACGGCACGCCTTGGCAGAAGATCGACCGCAACGAAAAGAAGTACATGGATGTGTCCGGCGACGCCATCCGGTGGACCCTCAGAGATTACTACCGCTATCCGGACTACCCGATCGACGCGATCAAGGCGCGCGCCCGCGTGGTGGACGATGCGTATTTGGGTACTGGAGCAACAGTAGAGCCCATTCTCGAGCTGAGCCGCCACACGACAACGGAGACAGACTACGATTCTGAGGGTTCGTCGAGCACGTACACCGTGTACGTCAGTCAGTGCACGCTCATCGGGTTTCGCATTACCAGTCGCGGACAGAACTATCGGACCCCGTATATCGAGGTGGCGAGCTTTCCCGGTAGGCTTAGAGGCAGCGACTTAAACGGCAACGGCATCGTTGTCGTGCGGCGCTTTGCTTTGACTACGCAGTCGTCATCCGTCAAGCTCGCAGTCCGGGGCGGAAACGGCTCAGGGGCGGTGATTCGGCCCATTGTGACGAACGGCGCCATTACGAACGTGATCGTCGAGCGCGCCGGCGCAAACTATACAAACCCGAGCGTTTACTTCGTTGACGCGTCTGGCGGATCCGGCGCGACCTTCTCGGTATCCGCGTCGGGCAATGGCGAGAACCCGAGGTGCAGCGGCTACTTCGAGCAGAGACGCGTCTTTGCCTCGACCACGATGCATCCGCAGCATGTGTGGATGACGCGCACCGGCACTGAGTCGAACATGACGTATCGTCTGCCATCGCAGGCTGACGACCGCATCAGCTTCGCCCTGGCAAGCCAGGAGAACTCGCCGATCATGCACCTTGTCCCCATGGCAAGGCTGATCCTGCTCACATCTTCGAGCGAGTGGCGCACGGACACGCTCAACTCGGACGCTCTTACGCCGGAGTCAATCAGCGTGCGCATACAGTCAGCTATCGGTGCTTCGTCAGTCCAGCCGGTTGTGATCAACAACTCCATGCTCTACTGTGCGGCCCGAGGCGGTCACATTCGAGAGTTCAGCTACAACTACAACGCCGGGGGCTTCATCTCCGGCGACATCAGCATTCGCGCGGCGCACCTCTTCGACGGTCAGAGAATCACGCAGATCGCCTTCGCCAAAGCGCCTCAGCCGATCCTATGGTGCGTCACAGAAGAGGGGCGGCTGCTCGGTCTGACGTATGTCCCCGAACAGCAGATCGGCGCATGGCATGAGCACATCACTGACGGCGCCTTCGAGTCCGTCTGTACTGTGGCAGAGGGCGACGAGGACGTGGTCTATGTCGTTGTCCGCCGGACGATCAACGGCAATACGGTTCGATACATCGAGCGCATGAATCCGCGGTCGGCTGGGATCTTCGTGGATGCCGCTGGCGTCTACAACGGGGCAGAGACAACGACCGTGTCCGGGCTGACGTGGCTCGAGGGGCGCAGCGTGTCGATCCTCGCTGATGGCGCTGTAGAACCGCGGCAAACCGTCGTAAACGGGCGGATCACGCTTGAGCACCCCGCGAGGCACATCGTCGTCGGTCTGCCATACGACAGCGATATGGAGACCCTGCCGGTCGTGACCCAGCTCGCAAGCAACGCGCTAAGCCACGGCCGTCGCAAGGCGCTCTGTCAGGTTTGGCTGCGGCTCTTCGAGTCGTCCGGCGTGTGGGTCGGGCCCGACTTTGACACGCTCACAGAGGTCAAGCAGCGCACCACCGAACCGATGGGGTCGCCTCCGGACTTCATCACGGGCGAGGTAAGCGCGGTGACGAGAGGCAAATGGACTGCGGACGGTCAGGTCTGCGTGCGACAGTCCGACCCGCTCCCGATCACGATCGTCGGCCTCACTGCGGAGATCCGTGTCGAGGGCGAGTAGTTCGGATGATTGCCGACCCCTCAATGACAATGCACCAGTAAACGGTTTACTGGTGCTTGTCTCATGGGTGACGAAACGAAAAACCCCGGCGCTCTCACGGGTGGCGCAACTTCTCTTACGGTCGGCGGGTTCAACGCCATCGGCACGACTGACACATGGAGGACTGGAGACGTCATGCAGAACGTCCCCGGCACCTTCGACTGGAATTCGCCGTCGCAAATCTACGAAAGCAATTCCCTTGTGACAGACGCCGGTGCACAGCAGATGAACAGCGCCTTCGAAAGCGGTGCATCTCAAATCGCAGGCGGAGCGGGCAACGACATGGCCGTCGCTGGCGCCGTTGGCTCGATCGCTCAATCGATCGGCTCCGCGCTGTCCAGCTACTACGCCAGCAGGGCCGCCAAGAAGGTCGCCGCGGCACAGGAACGCATCGAGCGCGCAAACGCTCAGATCAACGAGCTTGCCGCGCACATGGCGCTCCAGCGTTCAGCCTGGAATATCGGCCAGATCACCATGCGCGCCGGGCGCATCAAGGCCGCCCAGAAGGTGCGCCAGGGTGCGAGCGGTACCCGCGTGGGCGTCGGCTCGAATGCCGAGATGCTCGCGAGCACCGACATCATGAAAGAGATCGACGTCAATCAAGAGTATGTAAACGGCTACCGCGAGGCGTGGAACATCCGCCTGCAGGGCACTCAGGCGTCCATGCGGGCGAGCGCTGCAGGCGCTTACGCGTCGACCATTTCTCCCGTGGGCAGTGCGCTCATGACAGGCGTCAACGGCCTGCTCAAGACCTACAAAGACTATCGCAAGGAGTTCTCTTAAATGCCCGCAGACTATGGCTTGCTGCAGGTTGCCCCGAACCGTATCTCGGGGAGCCTCTCCATGGCGACTCCTCGCGTCGACGATACGACGCAGAAGGCCGCCGCCGGCGTTGCAAGCGCCGCGAACGACTTCCTGAAAGAGCTCATCGATCAGGCGAACAAGACCCGCGTTCAGGACGCCATCAACCAGTACACCGAAGACCTCGACCACTACAAGTACGACAAGGACACCGGCATGATGCGCCGCAAAGGTCGCGATGTCGCACTGCCGGAGTCGGGCGAGGCTTTCTCTGTCGAGGGCGAGCGCGGCGTTGAGGAGCGCATCGGCAAGTACTTTGGAGGTCTCAATCAGGCTCAGCAGGAGCTTGCCAAGGACTTTTTGTCTCGCACGCGCGCGAGCAACCGCAACGAATTCCTTCGCCACGAGGCGCAGGAGTGCGACAACTACACGGTCGACGTGAGTGAGGCCGGCATTAAGCGAGCTCGCAACAGCCTTGCGCAGAACGGCATGCACCCGGAAGTCAGAGCTGCCGACATCCAGACGATCCGCGACTCCTACGCCGCCATCGGCAAGATCCGCGGCTGGAGCGATGAGCACGTCAAGAACAGCTCTGACGAAGCAATCTCCGGCGCGCTCAAGGATGTGATCGGAGTGCTCCTTGATGACGGCAACATAAGCGCGGCAACCAAGCTCTTCAACGAGTCCGGGCGAGGAGGAAACCTCCTTGGCAGGGACATGATCCAGCTGCGAAAGCGCATCAACAGAATGCGGCAGGCGGCTGCCCAGAAGGCGGCTGCGCAGGCGGACGCGAGGAGGCTGATCACGGAGGCCACGCCTGAGCTCTCCATGGACAAGGCGATCCGCGAAGCCGGCATTTCCGCCCCCGGGCTGGAGAAGGCCATCAAGGGCATTACGGATCCAGAAGAGCTTCTCCGAGCCAAGCAGAAGTACTTCGGCAAGGTGCTCCATGACGCTGGAGGCGACATGCGCACGGCCATGTGGATCGTGGCAGGCTACGACCCGAACACGGTTTATGACAACGCCGATGTAGAGACAATCAAGGCTGTCGAAAAGGCGGCAAAAGCGGCAGACGGCGCGCCGACTTACGCGGTCCCGAGCGTCTCCGAACTCTATGGTCGCATGCGCAGAGAGCACCCTGAGTTGACAGACATGCAGGCGATGAAGCGTGCTCAGGAGGTTGGCAAGATCCTTGGCGCCCGTGCGCAGTTGCAATCTCTTGAGGCCGATGCTCAGCTCGGGCGGGCACTGCAGGCGCTCGACGCGGGCGCGGACTTCGACTCTGTCGACACCAGTCTGCTTACGGGGCCGATGCTCAAGGCGGTCGAGGCTCGTGCCAGAAAGGTTATGGCCGGTACGACCAGCGTGGGCGATGACGCAACGTTCTACGCCGTCAAGGCGCACCCCGAACAGCTGGCCAAAATGACCGAGGCGCAGGTCCGGGCGGCGCTTGCATCATGCTCCGATGCCCAGATCGCCGCGGCGCTCCAGCTGCGGCAGACCATTGCGGCCAACGGCGGAAAGATCGAGTACACCAAGACCGCCCGCATCAGACAGGCATTCGACCTTGAACTGCGCCGGGCGGGATCCGCGCTTCTGGATTCGAAGAACAAGGCCCAGTACGAACAGAGGGTCGACCTCATTGCCCAACGTGTGGCATCGCTTGAGCGCGAAGCCGGCAAGGGCATTGACGACGCAAGTCTCAACGCGATCGTTCTCAAGATGGCTCAGCAGCCGATGTTCTATTCGGATGGCCCGACATACGTCAGCGCGGATCAGATCGACTTCTCTCGGGAGCCCGAGGTCGAGCAGACGTTGGACCGATTCTGCCGCCAGCACCAGAGCGTTGCCGCGCCCACACCGGACCACTACGCCAACGCTCTGTGGCAGATCACGAGCGCGAACCCGGCCTACCAGATGACGATCAGGGAGGCGAAAGCGCTCCTTCCCGTTTGGTACTGGGACACGTATCTCGACAAGCTCTATGGCGATCGCCTTGAACAGCCCAACGGGCTTGTCCTCGTATCTGACTTCCTGCGTGAAACCATGGACAGCAAGTCCTACAGCGCCAAGCGTGAGCGCGCCCCGTACGTTGTCGCTGAACGCGAGCGGCAGGCGGCGCGTATGCGTGAGCTTGAACAAAAAGCGAATGGAGACTAAAGCATGAGCGGAGCTGACGACATCATCGTCGAGGGTATGTCCCGGACTGCCACGAACAATCTGACCGACACGACTACCATTCAGCAGGAGACGCATCGACATCAGACCTTTGAACAGGATCGCCTGAGGCGTCAGGCAGAGGTCGCTCGCATAGGGCCGGCCACGCTGGACTTCCTTCAGAAATCGCAGAACGCCTGGCAAATCGCCAACCAGCCCAAGGAATGGGAGAACCTTGGCGTTCTTGAAAAGCTCTACGCCTCCTGGCGTGTCAGCGCGGCAGACACCGATCTTGCCGCCGCCGCGCGCGACGCAGTCGATACCGCTCAGGT